TTTTCTTTTTCTTAACAACAGAAGTCATTAGGGTCTATATTTTTTAAGTCAGGTAAAGGTGCCTTAAAGTAACCTCTATTACCAGTTCTAATACCTGAAAAGTAATTACTTCTATTAGGTTTAATGTCAAATGGCTGACCTGGTTCAGTTGTATAGAACTCTGGAAATTGAACCAAGTTGTTTTTGATGTAATCTTTAATTCTTTCTGAATAGAATTCAGCATTATTTCTTACTTGGTCTCTTAACCATTTAAGGTCTTCAGTTGAAGAAGGTTGTGAGTTGTCACTTGACTTTTGACTTACTGCCTTATTAGTTAATCTAAAGTTGATAAATGGTAAAGCGTGATAAACCGTCCATTCCGCTTGAGCTGGTTGAACATAATCTCTAATTAAAGATAAGTAAAAGCCACTAAAGGTAGGGCATTGAGCCAATAGTGTATTGTATAAGTGAGAACCTAAAGCAGCTTGTATGTTTAGGTCTTGTGCTTTCCAGATAAACTTTGTAATTAAATCTGGGTCTATGTTGTTTTCAACTACCGTATATTTGTATATGTAGTCGGTTGAGATAAATTGTGCTTTCATTGAACCTCTTCACTTATTTTTTCTATATCTAATTTATATTTGTTTAGAACTAACTTACTTTGAGAACCATTAAACTTCAATAATCTGTTGTAAATTGTCTCTACTAATTGTTGTTTAGGGTCTATATACATACCTTGAAATATCTCTAAACTTTCTAAAATGATATTCTTTTGACCCATTTCGCCTTCTTGAGAAATTCCGAAGAGACCTGGGTTAGTCACAGAGTGACCTGTTAGAATACCTTGTGTGATTTCTTTGTTAAGAAGTATAAATCTCTCATCTGAATTATTTAATTGAATAGGTGTAATCTGTGCTAATTGGTCTTGACCTTCACTAAATAAGAACATTACGGTCTCACCTTGAGCACCTTGATAATCTGTTTTTAATTGTCTAATTACATCTTTCATCTCATCATCTGAAGGAACACCTGTAGTAAAGTTAATTATCATTGAAGGCATAAATCCGTTCTGAACTTGATTTAAGTGAAATGTAGATATTTCCCACTCTAAAGCAATCCAGTTAATACAAGATAAGTATTCAGGTTGGCCATAGTATTCAGAACCTGGTCTGTATTCTTTAACATAAAGAATTTGTGAAGCCACAGGATTTTTAGGGTCATAGTGAGGATATTTAATTGGTGCGAACTTTCTTAAGTTAGACCAGTCATTAGAGAAATAAACGCATTTGTAATCTTCACTTAATCTTACTTTGTTTGCTGGTATGTAATTAATTTCAGCAATTTTACTTTTATCTTTTGAGTAAATAATCTCTAAAGCAAAAGCTCCGAATAGTTCTAAATCATAAGATGTTCTGAATACTATTTCATTTAGGTTCATATCATTGTAAGGATTAGCTATAAATTGTGCTGCTACGCCATCAATGTTGTTTAAGTCAAATCCATTACCGCCTATCATCATTGCTTTTCTTTTAAGAACTGCGTTGTGTTTAGCACTTCTGTTCATAAGTGAAATTAAATAGTCAGGAAATAGGTTGTCTTCACCATAAGATATATAACCGGCTCTCATAGCTTTTTCAACATATTGTGGTGCCGTAGAAGCATCAAGGTGATGTATTACATATTGTGTTTTTTTATTATCTTCCATATTTTTATTTATTTTTATAATCCATCAAAAACTATTATAGTGTTAGCATCAGAAGCCGTAAATACACTTTGAGTAAATTCAGAGAAGGTTCCTTGTATTCTTAATATACCACTCTCACATAGACCTAATGAACTTGTAAGACCGAGGTCATAAGCGTTAGTTGTCTGATAAGCATAATAGTCATACTCACCAGCTGGTGCGTTTATCTTTACATTAGAACCTGTCAAGCTTTGTGGTAATCCTACAGACACCGTAAATCCATCATAGTAATTAGACATAGAAGCACCCCAGTTGAAAGCTGAAAATGTGTAACTGATAAAACTATCTCTATTTACAATTACCCAAGTGTAATTATCTATTAAAAGATTAGATGCTTTTTCCTTCAGTGTCGCTACTACCGGTAGGCTCTGTGTTGTTGATAATTGTATCATCTGTTTTTGTCTTTTTTGTTGGTTCTGTAATAACATCAAATAGTTCTGGTGCTATTTTATAAAGGTATGGATAAAGACCTACTGGTATAAACTTACCTACACAATTTCTATTCTCAAATGGAACATATAATGTAACCTCTTCTAATCCGTCTTTTAATTTTAAGTTCATAATATTCTTTTCTTTGACTATAATATATTTTTTATACTTTTTTTCTAAATAATTTGTTTTTTACTGAAAGTTGCCGTATATTTGTAAGACAAAACACAGAAAGATATGAGAAAATTACCTAAAACACAAAATGATGAGTTTATCTATTGTTCAACTCAACTAATGAATTCAATTGAAATTGTAGATGAAGAAAGTATGTCTGACTTTACAACCTTATCACTAAATCTACTTAAAGCTTGTAAGAAAGGTGCTGATGAAGGTGACTTAAATCAACTACTTTTCTTACACAGAAAGTATGAAGCAATAAATATGAAGAAATTATTGAATTATTAAGGCACAAAAAAACCCCTCACTTTAGAGGGGTAAAAAAAGCAGAATATGTAACACTTTTTTTAATTTTTTGCTTAAGCTGTAATTACTTGTAAAGCTGCTGTTGAAGCTACTTCATAAGCAATTGCTGGTTCTTTACCCATAAAGGTGACTACCGCACCATTAAGGTCTCCGTAGCCTTTGCCTAAACCTGGAGTAGAAGCCGAAACTCTTACTGGATTTTGGTAGCCCATAAGCCAGTATTTTCCTCTTTGGTCTTTGATGATAATTCTCCATTTTCCTTGACCTAAAATTAAGATTTTATTTCTTAAAGCAGCCTCAAGTTTATGAAGTGTAATAGAAAGCGTTTGTTCGTAGAACCCTGTTCCGTTTTCTGTGCTGAATACACCGTTTTCAGTGTATGAACCTGTCTCAATTTCTTGCTCAAAAGTATAGAAAGAAACCGTAGCACCTGAAAATGTGCCAATAATACTATTAGTTCCTAATGTAAAAAGCATAGAATCAGCGTTGTATTCTCCGATATAAACCTCTTGAATACCACCAATATTATCTCTACAGCCTAAAGTATATCCACTTGTTAATAAACATGCCATTTTGTGTGTTTTTATTTTTTTTAGATTATAGCCGGCTTATCACCGGCCTTAATCTTATTTCTTTTTATCCTTCTAATTAAGAGTTTTTAATAACTACATATTGAGGAAATGCTACTTGAGCACCAACTTTCAACTTCGCTCTAAAGTAAGTGATGTTGTCTCTGATGTCATACCAGAATTGGAAGCCATCACCATTTCTTGCTTCACCGAAGCTGTCAGTTCCGAAGTAAAGGTTAGAAGATGGAGTTAATACTATCTCATTTCTTCCTAATAGACCTCTTGTTGCTACAACTCTTACATTTGTGTTAGTATAGTTTTCAAGAACAAAAGTGTGTTGCTGACCATCATATGCTACAAAGTAGTTTGCTGTTCTTAAAGCTTTCATTAATGTTCTGAAGTTAGCGTGAGACATAAACATAGTTAAGTCATTGCTCTCTAATACATCATTAGGAATTAAAGCAATCATTGAATCAACTGCGTCTAAAGCTGTAGTTGCGTTAAGAGCACCAGAGTAAGTAACACCTGTTACTACAGAAGCTGTAGCAGCTGTGTTTTCAAGAATTTCTAACATACCATTACAAAGTGCTAAATTACCACCTCCGTAAGTTGAATTCACAGAACCTCTCCAGAATAAATCTTCAACTAATTGACCGATTTTTTCTACTTTATTTGATAAGTAAAGTTGGTTGAAAGCTTCAGGAGCGAATTCATTGTAAGAACCTTCTTTTGCTAATTGACCAATCCAGTATTGCTCAAATTCATCTACACATACGCTTTCTTCTACTTTAATAGGGCATACTGAAATGTCTCTTTGGCTCAATGTTGTTGAACCTGTTGGTGAAATTGTTCCACAGCCACCAGCAGCTGCTGTAAGAGTGTTAGTTAAAATGTTGATGGAGTCAGCATATTTAATACCAGTTTGGATGCTGATATAATCAAATGTAGTTCCAACTAAAACTGACTCTTTCAATAATATACCTGACAACTGGTCAGTATATTTTGTTAAGTTTGCTAAATTTAATGTTGCCATTTTTTTATAGTTTATTTTTTTGGGTTTTATTTACCTATTAATTATCTGTTTTTTCTAACTTTGTCTCTAATAGCCATTACATCAACAGCACCAATAGATTCTTTTTTGTCTTCAACTGACTTAAATTCAGCCGGCTCTACAGATATAGCCGTAGTTGATGGTTCAGATGAAAGAGCTGAAAGTTTTTGTTCCATGGTTTTTTTATCTTTACCCATTTCTTCAATCATTTTCTCACATTTTTCTAATCTTTCCAACATTTTTTTCATGATGTTTTTCATGTCAGCTTCTGCTGTAGGTGCTTCTTCAGGAGCATCTTCATCTGCTGGAACTTCGGTCTCATCAACCTCTACTTCAGCATCTGCTATGTCTTCTTCAGCTTCTACTTCAGCCTCTGCTGCTACAATTGCCTCAACTTTACCTCCAACAACTTTGATTTTAACACCCGAGTCAAGTGTATAATCTCCGTCTGTAAGTGGAATATTATTTCCATCTTGGTCAATTGTATAAACTTCAGAACCTATAATAAGTTCTTCATCAGGTGAAGAGATTAACAGGTCTCCAGCTTTTACCTCTGCGAATTTTACTTCATTAGAGATGACAGCCTTTAGTTGCTCTTTAATCCTTTCAATTAATTTAGCTTTGTTCATACTAATTGTTTTATTTTTTGTATCTATAATAGATATTCTTTGTAAATTTTTCTAAATTTGATTAGAAAAGTTTTATTATTCGGTTTTTTATTGTATATTTGTATTATAAAAATAACACAAAATGTATAAAGTAGAAAGAAGAAAAAAAGTAGAGCCCGCTAAAAACCAATATGACAATATCATGGTGATGTATATACTTGACCAGTATAATATTCCATCTATTGTTCCTAAAACAAAAGCCTATATCTGGGTAGATAATGAGGCCTATGTCAGTTTTAGATTTATAGCACCAGATGAATATGAATATGAAGAAATGATAAAGCTTGAAGACCTCAACGCCTTTGCTTATCACTTTCACACTCAAATCACAAGAGAAAGCAAAATTGAAGAATTAGGTCTATAAGACCTAATTCTTTATCTTAAACTTCCACCTCTCACAAATCTTGGTTCAGGTATTGCGTTAATCAACCACTCCCACACAGCAGCGCCTACAGAAGGATTTTTACCAATAGACCATGAGCCATATTCATTTTGACCTTGTGTAACACAAGTTCCGTCACCTTCAACTACTGCCATAAATTGCTCAAAGTCAATATCAAAGTAAGTATAGTAAGAACCATCATTAAACTTAATTACAAGTTCTTTTGTCTCATCATTATACTTCATCTTATCAACATTTGATGAATTAGCCGTGTTACGCCAGTTCTTAAATTGTTGTTCATCTTCATTTAACTCACCTAACTCTCTCAATTTATTTCTTGACCAACCTAAAGCGGCTTTACCACCCCATGACATATACATCATGTAGCCACAACCATCTGAAAATGAGGTAGATGTATCTAAATCACCTTCATGTCTTGACAGATAAGAATACATACGCTTAATTGTCTCTAATGAAATAGCTTCACCTTTAGCCAACTGATTTGCTCTTACTTTACCTACAGGTGTTCCACAAGAACCCCATCCGTTTTTCTCTGTGTATTCTAATACCTTTTTAGCATTGTTCTTAACACCATCAGGGTAGTCAGCATATGATTTTAATTTAACTTCCTCAAAGATTTGTAGTAAATCTTCTAAAGTTAAGTCATCAATACTTACTTCATCTTCTCGTTTAGATAAACTAACTAATTGTTGTCCTAATAAACCTTCAATACTAAAACCGAACTTACCATTTTCTTTAACTTCACTCATCCAGAAATCTTTATCTTCAATTTTGACCTTTATCATATAAGTTCCTACAGGAACCTCAAAGCCATACTTTCTACTCTTATCATAAACAGGGTCTTCAACTATCCAATCCTCCATAATAAAACCATCAACCATTTGATTAGAGTGGTCAATGTTTATTCTTCTATTAGAACCATACTTGTTGAACTTTTCAACCATCTTTTCAATTGTCTCTTTACTAAAGACAACATAATACTGACCATACTTTTCATCTTCTCTGTATATTTTCATATTAGGAATTAAAGCGGGGCCTACTATTTCTTGCTTATCTTCATCAACTTCCTTAAAAGACATCATTGTCTTTTCTTCAGAGAACAACATACCTTTCATAACAATTGCTGGTTCATCAACAAGTGAAATAAGTGATATTCCAGTATTGTCATTATCATCAATGACAATTTCATAAACTGGTAATTTATCTTTGTCTAATTTTTTTAATTTACCTTTCATATTATTAATCTATTTTTGCTCTATTTTCAATTACAGCAACTCTGTTTTGTGTTGATGTAATATCTGTCTCTGTGACATATACTTTTTGTGCTTTTTGTTCTCCACCTGGTGTCATACCTGGTGTTTGACCTAATCCGAAAAAAGTTGATGGTTGAAATGAAGGTGCTGTTCCTCCTCCGTCACCACCTCCGTCACCACCACCACCACCAACAGATGGAGGTGTAGGAGCAGGTGCTGGAGCACCACCCTCAAATTTACTTGCTGCTATTTTAGCTATGTTGGCCGCACTTGTGATGGCAGCAAAAGCCAATGAGGCAATACC